GAACAAAAGCAGAGATAGGAAGCCTCCAGAATATTGCACCATTCGTAAGTAAAGCATGAAATAAGATTGCACGCCCTGGAATACTTGCAATAGCAAAGACCACACAATCTTCAGTTTCGCCATGATGTTCTCGTAAGTCATATAAATACTCTCTTCTTATTTTACAATAAATAGGCGGTATATTAGCATTTAAATAAGACATTTAAAACTAACATTTCCATCTTTTTCTTGCTTGTCTTAGTCTTGAATTTGGATCATTTGCAGCTTTTGGGAACATTCTCATTTGACCAGCTGATCTTGCACAATATGATTTTCTTCTAGCAGCTCTTTTTGGTCCTGGTCTATTTTCAGTAACCGCAGTAGATAATTTAGATCCTGGATTTAATCTACGATAAGCATTAACACCAGCTTGTGTCATACCTGCTCCAGATTTTGTAGATCTGAAATTTTTTTTATTACGTGATGGCATTCCACCATCTTTAAGACCTAGTAGTTCAGCTACGTAGTCTTTCATATTATTTATCTATAAATAATACTACGTTTAATCCGTCTGCATTACCAGTAATACCAACACCATTTACAATACCTGTACCATTTCTTGCAGCATATAAAACACCATCTTCAGGAAGATTTAATGTTTCTGTTTGACCTGCTCCAACAGATACTGGAATATAAACTTCTGTATTAGTTGATGAACTAACAGTTGTATTATTTGCTAAACCATTAATAACAACTGTTCCAGAAGAACCAGTTGATTGAACAGCATATCCTCTTAATCTTGTTGGTCCTGTAAAAAGAACAGCATTAGCTGCACTTGATACGACCGGTTTAACATCTGACTTCATAATTTTTTCCTTGTTAATAAGGAGCTCCGAAGAGCTCCTTAAAAATTAATTTATTAGTTACTAAATGGTGTTACTAATACACCAGAACCTAATAAAGTTGCAGAAACTAAATATTTGTTGGCAGCGACTGCTGTTATTTCCAACATAGATCCAGAAACTCCACCTTTTGTAGTTCCGTTTAAAGTTATAATGTCATCAGAAGCAGATGGATCAAAAGATTTTCCACCAGCATCGTTATTAATAACTATATTAGCAATACCTACAAACTTATCAGTTCCGTTAGTCTTAATAGTCAAACCACCAGCTGTTGCTGAAGTTTCAATATAGAACTTATATGAAGTACCAATATTGTTTTTACTATTGTAATCACCGCTTGGTCCTGATGAAGCTGGATAAGCTGTTGCGATTATCGCAGGTAATATAATTTCAGCAGTAGCGTTATTAACTCTAACAGTTCTTCCCGCGTAATTTGCTACATCTAATGTTGTAGATGCCGCTGTTATATTAGTTACCATTCCCGGACCAGTTCCTATAAAACCATTTAATGATCTTACTGGACCGTCAAAAGTTGTTTGTGCCATGTTTATTCTCCTAGTTATTCCAATCTAGTCTCTAGGCCGTCGACTATACGCGTCTAGATCAGAAGTTAATGTATAGTAAAATGATTATAAATGAAAAAGGGGCCAGTGTAAACACTAGCCCCTTCTTTGATTGTCAAACCTAACTATTATGATGTAGGTAAATTTCCGTTACCGAATACACATCTAGGGTCAGAATAGCCGAAGCTGTATCTTTCTCTAGCTTTGAATCGTACGTTACCAGTATCAAAATCTCCTTCAAGAGCTGTTCTTAATGGAGCTCTTTCGAAGTGTTTGAAACCGTTAGGAATATCAGTCAGAATGAAGAATGAATCAGTATCTGTTAAGAAGTGATTTACTCTGTATCCTTGTGGTAACATTCCCATATTACCAATAGCGTTGATATCGTTATCCGCTGTACCCACTCTTAAAGGTGATTTAAGAATTCTCTCAGCAGTAAATTGTAATTCTTTTGGAATTATCATTTTAGTACCTTGAACTGCAATTCTTAATCCTCTCTCATCTACGAAACCAGCTATATCAATCAAAGATTGTTCTAGTGAAGTTTCATTCAAATCAGCAGCTGTTGCTAATCTGTTAGAGAAAGTATTACCATTTGCTAATGGGTGAGAGCTTGAAATAAGAGGAACGCCATCACCACCAGTTACAGATGTGAATTGTGCTTGGTTAAGCACAGCCGCAGCTTTAACTTGTTTAGTGTTTGACATTGATCTTGCCAATGCTCTTGTGTAACGACCAGCTAGTCTATCGTATAAGTTATCTTCAATAGCTTCTTCTGTGATTGCGAAAGCTAATGCGATAGTTTCATGCGTGTATCTCGCAGTGTAAGCTTCGTTTGCTTGGTCAAATACAACCGCAGCACCTTCTTGCTTAACTGGAGCACTGCCGAAACCTGATAACATAACTTCTTCTTCAAACGCTCTGTCTGAAGTTTCAGTTTGATAGATTTCTGCGTGTTCGTTTTCATATCTAGAGTACTCAAGTCCGAATAAAGCATTCAAACCTGGTTCTAGCTCTTTTGTTAACTGTTGACGTGAGATAGCCATAATTTGTCTCCTTTATATACCTGCCGTACCACTTCTAAAGAAGTGATTGTTGATTCTTACTAATACATTAACACCAGATGTTGAAGTATCAGAATCAGTAGCACCTTCTTGAATATCAATTGCTTGAACCGCAAAAGTTGTAGTGATTCCTGACACACTAACATCTAATTGTTTTTCAGAAATACCAGTTAAAGTATTTCCTGTAACGTTTGTTAATGAGTAGTTCTTAAATAGATCTGCTCTTGTAAAAGCAGCATCCGCATCTACTAAAAAAACTGTATTCGGATCATCTACTACGAATGCAGTAATTCCTGCAACCGCAATACTTCCCGGATAGTTGTTTCTAAAAGTAGGCTTTTGTGTTGTTGGATCGTTATAGAACACACCATTGAACACACCAATAATTCGATCAGATGTATTTGATCTAGCCAACGTTACGTTACCCGCAGTCGTTGGTTTTACTGGATCGCCTTGAAATATAGCAGTAGATAAATTGTTTGCTACTGTATATCTGTTTTGAGCGTTGTTCCATGGAGCTCCATTAATTGATCTGTACGGTCTTAGACCGAACTTTTCATTTACGTTTGCCATAGTTTTTATCTCCGTTTTTATTTTTAGTTACGATGGTATAACAAAAAAATTATTTTTTTCGTCCACCACCAAAAGTTACACGAGTTTGTCTATTAATATTAATAGGCATTCCCGGATTCTGTTCCTTCATGAGATCATTATCTACAGCGGTCATTTGGTCTTGAGTAACTCTTGCGAAATACTCAGCGCGTGATTTTGCAATCTCTATTGGTATCCTTGCCAGAACAAGGCCACCAACCCCAATGTACCCAGCATAACGATGTGATTTGTCATACACAGGATAGTTGTGAGATCCACTTTCAACTTCTTCAGATTTAACTAGTTCATAGCCTTCTCTAAGTCGTTTACTCATATTTGCAGTATCTTGAAATCCTGCAATCTCGTATCTTAACCATCTATGTACAAATCCATCCTTAGGCTTTGGTGCATCCAAAGATGATGGAGGCGTCCAGTGTTTTGGTCTTTCGTTTTTTGACCTTTCGTCTGTCGCGCGTGAGGTTTTATTTATGTCTTCCATACTAAGCTCCTTCCTTCACGTATTTAGCGTATTCTTCTAGTGGCACCCCTAATTTTTTAGCCATAACAACTTGTGCTTTGGTGAGTCGCACAGTTCTGCGTCCTGAGTTGGTTCTACCAGCAGGGGCAACAGTTTGGACGATTTTTTTCTGTGGTTGCTCCTGTAAATCAGTAAATTTATGAGGGAATGAATCCTTCATTAATTTATTAATTTCAGTATAATACTCATCACTTTCAGTGTCAAACCCTTGACTTACTAAATCTTCGTGAATTGTATATGCAGCATTAGTCATAATTTTATCGTTACCAAACCAAGTATTATTTTCTGCCCATTTTTGAGCTTTTCTTGATGGTTCAGGCGGTAAATTATTAGCTATTTGCTGATCTACGTTTGTTGATTTTTCTTCAGGTTTTTGTGTCTGAAGAGCCCTCTCAGCATTTGTAAGTTTTGCACGTTCTTTTTGAACAGCTAAACTTGTCAACTTTTCTTGAGCCTGCATAATAGATTCAGCATCCTGATTTTCTATTGCAGACTTAAGTTGAGATTTAACAGATGCAGTTTCTGCATCTACTCTTGCTTCGAATTCTTTAATATATTGTGTATCATAAGTGCTTACATTCTTTTGCAACTCTTGAAGTTGTTTCTGAACTCCTTTTGCATATTGAACTGCAGCTTCTCTTTGACGTTCAGCTTCTCTTCGCGCACGCGTAAGCTGATTAATTCTTAACTGAACAGAATCCGTATGTTCAGATAAATTATCTTTTTTTACAGGTCTAATAGGTTCATCAGTTTCAGCAACTTCTTCAACTGTGATTCCTTCTATGCCTGGTTTTTTTACTTCTGAACCAATACTTTCAACTTGTTCGTTTACTAATTTTGGTTTTTCTTCAGTTGCTTTTGTTTCAACAACAACTTCAGTTTCTCCACTTGTTACTTTTTGCTCCTGTTTTAGTTCTGACATTTACATCTCCTTAGTATGTATGTTCGATGTCGCGCGGATCCCCTATGGTTCCGATTATATCGTCATCATTTAATATTCTCACTTCTCCGCCTTCAATTCGGAAACGACTTCCGGCGTATCTTCCAAACATCACCCATTGTTTTTCCTTACACCACGCACCTGATGGAAATCTTTTTTCGTCTTTATAACAAAGTTCTCCCATCTTCAGCACGTAGCCAACAACTGTAGTGATTTGAATCATCTCATGTGATTTATCTGAAAGAATAATTCCTCCTTTAGTTTTTTGTGGGCCAGCCCATGGTAAAACTAAAAGTCTCCAACCTGTTGGTTGAGGTAATCGTTCTAATGCAGATTTAGATAATGATTCTGGATCTAGAAATGTTTTTTTGATTTCTTCTTCAGATTTATAGGCATCTAAAAGGCCTTCCTTATGAGGAGGTATCTCCTCGTTCTTCGTCGTCTTCATCTATAAGCTCCTGTTTTTTTTGCAGGTCCGTGAGTTCCTGTTGCAAATCATTAAGTGATTTGATTTGACCTACAATATATTGGTATTTCTCAAAAGAGTCAACACCAGATGTAGTGGTTTGTGTCAAATTTGCCACTTTTGGAGCAATTATCTTCTTTTTTATGTAATCTATTATATCCATTATTCTATTGTTTTCTTTTCTCTCTTAATGTGACCAAGAACAGTACCTTTATGAGAGCCTTCTTTAATCGTATATCCAGAAGTGCCATTACCATTTATTTCTACTTCTTTACGACTTCTAAATAAAATATTATTTTTTTCTTGAATTTTTTTAGCAATAAAATTGTTTGCTATTAAATCTTTTAATCTTTCTAACATGTTAAAATTTCTTTTCTATTTTTAATATTGGTTTATCTATATTGGGTGAGTTTATATTATTGCAAGAATATAGCAATAATAGAAATAACAGGTATTTCACTACCCGTTTTCTTGATCTTTAGGTTGCGGTTTATTAGCCATTGTTCTAGCAACAGATTCTGCACTTCGTCCCACGACGTAACCTCCCAGACCAATCTGTAAAAGTGTCCATACGTCTCCTGGGAGAGTGATAGTTATAGAAGCTTTAAAGAAAAATAAGATTACTGGTCCTAATACATAGTTCCATATTAATATAAAAATTAATACGTACATAAGTAACGGTCTCCAACTAGATGCAAACCAACCAGCTTTTGCTTCAGCCTCAATAATTTTTGCTGCAGCAGTTAATTCTTGTGTATGAGACTGCATTAATTGAGTCTGCATGTCTGCTTTTATTTTTGCTTGTAAATCTTTATCTGGAATAGATTTTTCTATTGTTGAAAAAAGTATTTTAGCTAATGGTGCGATTGCTTGTATCATTATTTAACTCCTGTAAATTTTTGTCCTTTAACCTGAATTTTACTTACACCTTGGATACTTGTTTTACCACCTCTTCGATATGGACAACTCATTCCACCTTGTTTTAACATTGGACTTGCATCACTAACTTTAGAACCTTTTCTATAAATATCAGATTCTTTTAATTTTGTATGAATTTCATGTCTTGTACCAAATTCTTTTTTAGTTTCTGTTGGTTGTCTAACTTCTTTTCCTAAATATGCTTTTGTAATTTTTAATCCTTGTGGGTTTGGTCCTTTTTCAGGGGGTGGGCCGAAACGTTTACCGCCGGATAATCCACCACCCATTTTCTTTTCTACGTTTTTAATTACACCTTTATTTTTTGAAGCATAAAAAACTTTTTTAGCATCAGAACCATATTGTTCTTTCATTGATTTTAAAATTTTTTTTCCTTTTTTATTTAGAGGCATAATAATGGTGGATGAATTACTTCATCGCTCTCCCTTTGGCATCTTTACCTTTTTTCTTTAAAGCTCTTCCTGCTTTATCTTTCATGCCATTCTTTTTTGACTTTTTCATTTTTGTTTCCTTGTTAGGTTTGCTTGAAGTTTAGCTGCTTCTAAATTTAATTTAGCTTTGTCAGCTTCTTCTTTGTTTTCCAACTTCATCTTTTCGAGTTCCATCTTTTCGTCAAACCTTAAATCTTCATTTTGTTGAACGAAAGCAGACTCTTGAGATTTTTGTTGAATCTCTAATGCTTTAATATCTAATTCTCTTTGTTTTAGCAACACTAAAGGATCTTTTCTTGAAGCTGTGTATGCTTCTTCAACTTGAACAGCTTGTTCAGTTAGTTGAGCTTCTGTTTGAGCTATTAGTGCTTCTACTTGTAGAGCAAATTCTTGTGGATTTTGACCTTGCATCGCAATCATCTGAGCATTTTGCGATATTTGCATGTTAACAACTGCTCTAGCTTTGTAAGAAATGTGTTCTGTGATGTGTCTTTGTAAAATTGCGTACACTGCAGGGTTAATTTGCACCATTCTTGTTCGCATAAATGCCATATGCACTGCAATATGCGCATCGTGATCTTGTCCTTGGAATGCTCTAAGGTTTTTTAAGTCCATAGAACGCATATTTTCTTGTGCTGGATCCATTGGTGCTTTGATATAGTCCTCTGGAACCAAAATTTGATCAATATTTTTAGTTCCAAGCGAATCATAGATACGTCTATACACTTCATGCATGTTATGCATCGCTGGATTTGTCTGAGCAATCTGTAATTGTGTCTGTGCAAGGGTCACTCTTTGCGACATTGAGAAAATATTTGGATCTGCAACTGGTAAAACATCAACTCTGTCATCAAAATCTGCTGCTTTGATAGTTCTTTCACCACCATAAACGTCATATGGATATTCTGGAGGTAAATAATCAGCAAAAATTCTAGCTAACAACTTAAATTCTTTTCTCATTGCATTGTAGCATCGCTTTTGAACAGCTGACATCACTCTTGAACCTTTTTCTAACAGTGCAATTGTCGTTCCTACAGGTGCTTGTCCATTCATATCCCCTACTTGAGGGTCGCTGATCGCTGCAAAACGTTGTCCAGCTTCAACACAAAAGCCCATTAATTGAAATAAAGTTGGACTTGGTTCTTTGAAAGGTAAAATTTGGAATTGATCTCGTATATTTCCACCAGGTGCATCTACATCTCTAAACTCTCCTGGTGTAAAAGGTTGGTCGTCGTCCCTTACACGCATACCTCTAGACTTAAATCCTGCTGGTAAATTAGCTAAAGTACCTGCATCTAGTAATTGTCTTAGTGCATTTGTAGCAGCTTTAGTTAAGCCACCAATCATATGAACTAAACCAAAGCCATAAAATCCTAATCCTGGTAAAAATTTATATTGAACAAAGTATTCAATTCTTTTTATTGCTTCATCTCCTTGTCTATAGTTTCTATAAATAGATAAAACTTCTCCACTTAATTCATCTACAGTTACGATATATGGAACTTTTACTTTCTTTTCAGTTTTATTATCATCAAATTGATATTGATCTAAATCTAAATCAACATGCATTTCTAAAATTCTAAATAATTTATCTTTACCATAACTTGGCTTCGCGCCTGATAACTCAGAATATTTTTTATCGATTGTGTTTTGTGGGTTATCGTTTGGTTGTAAATCTACATCTCTATAAAAACCAGATGTTTGACGTTTAATTAATTCATTCTCTGTTAAATTTAATATATGGGTAATACGTTCTGATTCCATTAAGTCATTAGCAAAATAAGGAACAACTAAATCTTCAGCTCTAATAAATTTAGCAACTGCTCTTTCGTTTAATGAATCATAATAAACTTTTTTAAATGCAGATCCAGCTAATGGTAAGTGATAAAGTAATGCATCAAAATCTGAAACATATTCTTCCATTCTTTCCATCAATTCAAAGTTCATAAAATCTTTTACACGTTGAGCTTGTTGAACTCTCATTGGATCTTCTACACCAACTATTTGAGTTCTCACAGGTCCTTCAGATGGAAGTAATTCTTTAAATGCTTGTGCTTGAAATTGTGTAACAGCTTCAGATAATAATGGATGCGTAACGGTCGATGCCCCTTGGAATGGTTTTGTTACTGCTGTGTAATTTGTTGTTAAGAATTCTAAACCTTTGACATATTGATCTTCCCAATCTTGTCTGCTTTCTCTATCTGATTTGTACATCTGTACAAGTTCAGTTCCAAGTTTCATTAAAACTCGTTCATCAATTTTTTCTGCAAGGTTAGAATAAAAATCTTCTTCAGATTCTGCTTCGACTTCTGGATTTAATTGTGTAGTACCATCTTCGTTGATTGCAACTACAGCTTCTCCACCTTCTTCACCAGGCAACTCAACGGTTGCTTCTGTCTCAGGCAGAGTATCCTCTGTCGGTTGATTATCTTTTTCAATAGCCATTATAAAACTCTAATTTTTTTCTTACCTTTAATTGCTACACCATATCCACGAACAAGACCACCTTTTTTTAACTCAGCCCCTGCAACACCTTTAGTTAGTTTTTCTCTAGGCATAGAAAAGCCTCCAAAGATATCCTCGTATATAGCATCTGTATCTTTACCTAACTTCTGGGATACAAGTCCTAGTTGTTGGGTGATAACACCTGAACCAGACATTAGAATAATTTAGTAGGTTTACTTCTTGCTAATTTGTTTCCTCTTGCAACTACAGATCCACCGAACTTCATTTTTTTCATTTTACCTGATGAAGTTTCTTTGTATCCTTTTTCTTCCATTGCATATTCTTTTCTTTCTTCAGCTTCAGATTCCATGCCTTCATGTTCTTCAGACATGTCTTTTGCTTTTTTCTTTTTAATAAATTTTCCTTTTTTAGCCATTGGACCAAAACCTTGCATCATCTCATCAGCTTGTTCTGTAGTTACTCTTCCCATTCCGCCTGGTGTAGATAAAAATTTAGATGCAGGTACGTTTTGATAAGTTGCTGGTGTAGCTTCATCAGATACTGCAAATGGTTTTGATCTTGTAATTTCTAAACCTCTTTGTTGTGCAGCATCTAATCTAGCCATTTGTCCTTCATCGGACTCACCAAATTTTTTAGCTCTTGTTATTTTTAAACCTTTTGCTTCAGCAGATGTAGGTTGTTTTTTTCCTAATGCTTGTGATGCTAGATAAGCTGCGCCTATTGCAGCTGCAACTTTTCCAGCTCTTTTTAATTTTTTACTCGCCATGATTTTTCTCCGTTAACGTTTTACCTACTATATGCTGTATATGGCTATAAATCAATCATAGAACTTGTGTTCTTTATGAACTACAGGTTCATCATGATAATCTGACGGAGTTGTAATAAAACCCCCTTGTCTATAACGTAAAAGCGCTTGTGTCATAGAATCCACTAAGTCATCGTTTTCACCATATGGAAAGGCAGCACATTCTTCAATAACTTCAATAGCAAAATGCTCATCTTCAGGATACCATACAGCACCAGATGCAAATAACGGGGCTACCGCGTTCACTCTGCTATGTTTATCTCTTCCTCGTGCAGGTTGAAAATCTATTACTGGTATACCAAGTCTACGAAGTTCCTGTATTAAAGGTTGTCCGCTGGCCTTTGCCTCTATGACAACAGTTTCTGGTTCCCAATATTTATATTGTTGCAAAGCAATTTGTTTTAATTCTGGGAACTCTAATCTTTCTTTTATTGCATCTAATAAAATGATCGCTGATCCATAACCTTCATTAGGATAAAATATTCCCCAAGTTGTAATTGCAGAAAAGTCAGCAGATTCTTTTGCACTAAATGCTGTATCATAACTTTGTATGACATGTTGTAAATTTGGTATTTCTCTTTTTGTCCAAGGTCGCCACCAATCCCTTTTTATAATTGCACCTTCTTCTGCAGTAGGGTTCTGCATATATTGTGCATTCCAATTTATTGGAGAGATACTGGCTTTTGTTTTTAACAAATCTTCCAATGACCAATACTCTGGCCATACAGGTTGTCCTGATTTTAATATTGCTGGGAACTCTACCACTCGCCATTGATCTGCTTTTGGTTCTGATTGTGCTTTAATTAATTTAGAAGTTAAATCATTTTGTGACCACCTCGTCATTACTATGACGATGGAACCACCTGGCTGTAAACGTTGTCGGGGTCCAGATAGGTACCAGTCATAAGTCTTTTCAAAACTTGTATCAGAAAGCAAAGCTTGTTCAGTGTGCGGATCATCTATAATTAATAAATCTGCACCTCGACCTGTGATGGAACCATCTACTCCGGCAGCAAAATATTCACCCCCGTGGTTAGTCTCCCAACGACCTGCAGCTTTAGAATCTTCTTTTAATTTCACATCACCAAAGATTGCTTTGTATTCGTTTGAGTCAACTAAGTTTCTAACCTTACGACCAAATCGTTGTGCAAGTTCTGCGTTGTGAGTTACTTGCATAATTTTTAATTTAGGATTTCTTCCAATCAACCAAGCTGGGAAAAGATAAGATGCGAACTCGGATTTTGTATGACGAGGTGGCATATTAATAATCAAACGGTTTAGCTTTCCATAAGCTATCTTTTGAAATTCATTTGCTATAATTTGATGATGTCCATATTCATCTGGATTACTAGTTTTACGAAAAATAAAATCAGGCCACATCTCTTTTACGAATAATAAAAAATTATCCTGACAGGCTTTAATATACTCAAGATGTAACTTCTCTACTCTATCAGCTAGTTGTTCTTGAGATAAATTTTCAATAGGTAAATTGTTTTGCATAGCTGAGTATGTGTCAAACATACTTTTCTTTATCACAAATTTTAGTAACATCAAACTCATTTACGGGGGTTGGGGAGGGTGTGGCGGGGGTCATTCCCCCGCCGGAATTATAGGTTTATTGCTGTGATTGATGGTAGTATTTAAATGCAGCTGCTGCTTTGGCTGCTGCCGATGTCAGTAACTTAGTACCGTCTTCGGATCTTAATGCTTTGATCCAGCTTTGTAGATATGCAATGTGATCTTCTCTATTCGTAGATTCTACACTTAGATCGTACTTAGATGCGAATAACATAGATCCTAATTCCGCAACTAATTCTTCATATGCATAGTGTTGTTTACCTTCTAAGAATTTCATAGATTTTGAATTCTCAAATCTATTCAATCTTTTTTGGTGACCTGTTGCATGTACTAATTCATGAAATAATACTGAGTAATAATGCTCAGTCGCATTCACTCCCTGTACATCTATGAAATTATCTTTATTCACCATGTGTACAAAGTCACCAGATGGAGAATAATAACAGCCCTTTGTAGAATCAGTTTTAATTACTACATCTGTTTTTACTCTTGAAATAAAATTCTCAATTTTTTCAATTGAATATTGAGTAGATTTTTTTTCAATTGTTTTTGCTTCTAGTGTTGTGTTTTCAATATTGTAAACAACAAAGCATCTAAAATAATTTCTAGATTTTTGTTTTCCTTTTGAATCTACAACTGGTTTTTTATTTTCATCAACAACATTAATTCGTCCGAATTTATAAATATAATTCCATGAATTATTTATTAAATCTCCGCCTAATGTTTTTAATTGTTTAAAAGTTAACCACTGATTATTTTTATAACCTTTATCAATCATTGCAAAATTTAAAGATAAAAAGTTTACCCCAGAATAGGCTTCGCCTGTTGAATAATTAATTGGCGATCCTGCTTCGATCCAACTTTTTTTCCACTTGTAAGAATCTTTTGACATTGCTGTTGCAACATTCTCTACAAGTTTTGCTAACTCAGTCTCAGTAACGTTCATTTTTTTCTCCATTTGTTTATTTGTTATTTAATTAAATAACATTTTTTTTAAAATAAAAATACAAAATAATTAATTATTTTTTTAAAATTTAAATTATTTTTTCACGTGTTGCTCAATTGCAACAGGCTTAGAATATTGAATGCCAAATAAAAACTAGAATAAAAAATAATAAAGTAAATGTAACAACAGGCGCGAATATTAAGCCAGCGAGGATGACGAGCGCGAGGAATTCTAGAAAACCCATAACGATAATTGTGGCGGCAGCTCGAGAGAAAACAGGAGCTTAATTTGTTAGAACTCACGAGCCGCCATATATTTAAATCAATCTAAAAGAGTCATGTAAGCATCTGGAAAATGTTCTGCAAACCAATCTATTCCCTTCCCATGATCGTCCCATTGTCCCAATTTCTCAGAGCCCATGATCACATCATAGACAGCTGCTGCAAACCAGGGAACCGATATCGAGTCACCACCAAATCTATTTTCGATGGTAATCATTTTATTCCGGTCAGTATCCAGATCCATTCCATAAAATGGCATCGGATAATCCTTTCCCTGCCATATCACATGCTCAACTATTCTCAGACCTGGTTTAGATGCTGCTGGTTTTTTTTCTCTTAATTTAGAAGGATCTAATTCGAACATTGTGAATCCCTCTTCGGTTGGAACTTTTTCAAATCCTAGCTTTTCAAATTGCATAGCATAAAACTCTTTTTTATTTTTCATG